TGACTTAGTTGACATGGCAGGTGATATAAAAGAAGAAACTAAAACAGAAGTAGACATAGAATTTGAACCAGACACAACATTACATGATGTCACAAATTGGAATTTAAACAAAGATGATGAGGAGGACAAATGACATATCCATTCGGAGAAGTAAAAATAAAAGAAACAGATTTAATGCCTGAGGCGTTTATCTATAAGTTCACACATAAACCTACTGGCAGATGGTATCTAGGTATGCATGGATTGAGAGAAGATGAATCTCATCGTGATGGTGCATACTGGAATTCATCTACTGATGAAGAATTTAAAGAATTACTTCAAACAAAACCACAGGAATTTTTATATGAAATATCTGAGTATGGTACTGTAAGTGCAATATACAAAAAAGAAAATGAGTTATTAGAATCTTTAAACGCTGCTAAAGACCCAATGTCTTGGAACAAATGGAATGGTATTAAATATCAATCCAAAGAATTGCCAAGACTTGATTTAATTGATAAGTTAGCGACAGACGCTTATGATAAAGAATCTGACTTAGAAAGAAAACTAGAAAGGGTCAATGAGATATTTGATGATGTTGATTTAGTTAAACTTCAAGTTAGATTTGATACTGCTTTATCCTCTAAAAAGATTGGTGAGTATAAAAATGAAATGAAATCTAATAATAATACCAAAGGATTTACTCTTACTATCGTAAGACTGCCAGGTGGTAAGAAAGTTTTAGTTGGTGGTAATCATACTGGTCAATCTGCTCTAAGTGCAAAAATGATTCACATAGAAGTTGTTTACATTGATGAAGATTTAAGTATGGAAGAAATGTTAGCACTAGGTGACGCTTTGAATAGAAAAAAAGAAATTCAAAGAATGACCACACATATGGATGATGTCGCTGGTAAACTAGTTGAATTTTATGACAATAAAAAAATTACTGATGATAAATTTAAAGACCCATTTTCTACTGATTACATAAAAATCACTGGTGGTTTCAAAGGAAGTGAAATAGCAAAAGTTAGAAAAATTGCCAAAGATATAATTGAAGATAGAGGATACTGGAAAGCAGGTAAAGTTTGGAAAGATTGGGGCTCTAAAACAAGAAAAGAAAAAGAAAAGTTAGTAAAGGCAGAAATGGATGATAATATTTTTTGTACAACACAGTCCTCTATGTTTAGAACAGACAGAATAATGGAACAATGGATAGAAGATAGAGAAGCCAGAGTAGAGGCAAATAAAAAACCTAGACCTAACATAAAAATTTTAATGCATTATTCAACCGCTTCAACACATAAAGAGTATGTTAAATCACAAGTAGTGGACATACATGAAAGAATATTAAAATCTTTTTTGAGAGGTGAGGGGATTAAAAATCCAATAATAATTTTTAAAGATTTAGAATACTATGAGGATAAAGTATCATAATGAATTACAATAGTGTAATCGCCGATATGACTATACGAGGCGTTAATTTGGTCAAATTAAATTTAATTTTCGAAAGGAGAAAATAACATGGGTAGAAAAAAACTATCAAAAACACAAAGAGTGCTTAATGCATTTGAAACAGGTAGAGTAATTACTTGGAAACAATTAAGAAGTCAATTTGATTTAACTTCGCCACAAGCGATGGTAGATAAGTTGAGAAGAGCAGGACACATGATTTATATCAATAAGACTGCTGGTGGAACATCTTATCGTTTAGGTACACCATCTAAAGCAATATTAGCTGCTGGTGTGACTGAGGTGTTGTTAAATGATTCAGCAAACAAAACTATTGTTGCCGCTGGAATCAAAGCACTTTATGGAAATGGAGTTTCATTCGCTTCTTAATTTACAATTAAGATTTAGTGGGGTGGTCTTCGGGCCACCCTTTCTAAAGAGAGAGTTATAATATGAATTTAATAAAAGTTATAGAAAAAGGATTACTAGGTGTGATTGCAATACTAACGATTGTTGCAACCATACAAGAGATAATAACAATATACATGGTAGGCAAAGTTAATCTGCCAGACTTATTATTGTTGTTTATATACACAGAGGTTTTAGGTATGATAGGTGTATTTTATATGAGTAATAAGATACCTATTACACTACCATTGTTTATCGCTATGACAGCGTTATCAAGATTGATAATACTACAAGGTAAAGATATGGAACCCAGTGCATTAATTTATGAGGCAGGTGCAATATTATTAATTGCCATCGCATGTTTAATCATACGATATAGACCATCGAATCAGAGTAAAGAATTATGATATTAGTTGATATGAATCAAATTTCTTTGGCATGTTTAATGATGTCTTTACACATGAATAAAGGTGAGTTAGATGAGGAAATGGTAAGGCACATGATACTTAATTCTATAAGAGGATATCGTACCATGTTCAAAGAAGACTATGGTGAGATAGTTCTCACTTATGATTCTAGAGCATACTGGAGAAAACAAGTATTTCCACAATACAAAGCGAATCGTAAAAAAGGTAGAGAAGAAGATGGTAAAGATTGGGATAGTATTTTTGGAGTTCTCAATCAGATTAAAGAAGAAATTAGAGAATTTTTGCCATATAAAGTTGTAGAAACTTATGGGGCAGAAGCAGATGATGTAATCGCCATAGTGTGTAAACATTATCAAAGTGAGCAAATCTTGATAGTATCTGGTGATAAAGATTTTATACAGTTACAAAAGTATGACAATGTAAATCAATACAGTCCTATTACTAAAAAACATGTAAATGGAATTGACCCAGTTGTCTATATAAAAGAACATATACTAAAAGGTGATAAATCAGATGGAATACCAAATGTGCTATCACCAGACCATACTTTTACAGATGAATTAAGGCAAAGACCCTTGACATCTAAGAAGATAAATAGTATTATGGCTCAAGATTTTGATGATTTAAATGATGAGTTGAAAAGAAATTATCAAAGAAATGACGCTCTGATTAATTTGGATAATATTCCAGAGGAATTAGAACAATCTATTCTAGATGATTTCAAGGGTGCCACTTGTGGCGACAGAAGTAAATTATTAGATTACTTTATGGATAAAAGATTAAAAACTTTAACTGAACAAATTGGAGAATTTTAAAATGGCAAATAATTTTACATTATTGTTTTCTGAAATACTTAACAAAGTACACAAAGCAAAAACAAAAGCTCAAAAAGTAGAAATACTACAAAGGTATGATACACAATCACTAAGGATATTATTAAAAGCTTCCTTTGACCCTACTAAAGAATGGGTGATACCAACAGGTGAAGTTCCATACACACCAAATGACGCTCCAGAGGGAACTGAACATACAGTTCTTGCTCAAGAGGCGAAAAAATTATGGCACTTTATTAAAGGTGCTGATAACGAAACTAAACAATCACAAAAAGAAAATATGTTTATACAAATATGTGAGGGATTACATGAATCTGAGGCGAAACTATTAATCGTTGCTAAAGATAAAAGATTACATCAAGTGTATAAAGGTTTATCAAAAGATGTGGTAAAAGAGGCATTTGGTTGGGATGATAATTTTATGAAACCAGCGCCAGAGAAATATCCACAAGCGCCAGGGAGTGCTTCTGGAATTTAAAACTTGACAAATTCTGTTGAGTTTAGTAAAATGTATTATGATGAGTAGTGTAAAAAAATTCCAGTTCATGTCAACTCACTCTCTCTCGACCTCATCATATAGAGTTGGCATGAACGCTTTAGAGGTTGATATTTTATGAGTAGAGCAATTAAAAAAATACCTTATAAATTTGTCCATGTATTTTGGATTGATATTACATCAGATTCATCATGGAGAAGTATAGAGGATGTCAAAGAAGAAAGTTTACCTAGATGTCTAAGCACAGGTTTTCTTATTAGTGATGAGGAAGATGTAATTAGATTGGTAAGTGATTTTAATTTCAAAGAAGATGGTAGCATTGATGAATGTGGCAATTCCACAATCATACCAAAATGTGTAGTTCAAGAAGTCAAAGAGGTTTCTTAAATGAATTTGTACATACCAGATTTTGTGATTTATGTCATCGCAGTTTTATCTATGATTATAGTCTTAATCATGATGAGCAATCTAGAGAGAAAAAGAATCAAAGAAGAAAAATCTAAAAATGTTTGAGCATGTAATCAGAACACCTTTTGATATGAAACCAGTTTTTACTCAATGTAAAAACCCAAAGTTCAGTGCAAACGATGTAGATTTAGAAATACAAAATCAAAGAAGAATAGAATTAAATAATTTAGGTCAAGATATTTGGTTTGAAACAGATGTTGCAAAAGAAGAAAAACTTGCTGAAAGAACAGCTGCTACTTTAGGATTATTTAATTATTCTATGGATGATGACTATCAATTATTTACAGAGTGTAATAATATAAAAGATTTAGGTTTAGCAATTGAGGATGATGTCGTTATCATGCACAGAGGTAGATTAGAGGCATGTTTTGTGGCATTTCCATCATCATGGAACGCTGGTGAAAAGGTTGGTAAGACGCTAAACGAATTACATGAACCCATAGCTGACAATGAAGCATTACTTCGTGCCTCAGAGGGAATCATCT